GTGGCCGCACGCAATAAACGGCAGCAGGCTAGACAATTGTACTATAAGCTCGATATCCCTAGAAAAGGTAAGGATATTGATCACATAAAGGGCACCGAGGCCGGCAATGCCAAGTCTAATCTTAGGCTACAGACGCCGTCACAAAACCGGTCGTTCCCCCGTAACCACGATCACACAGCAAAACGGAGCAAGTAACATGCAAATATCCACCAAGTCAGTGATATCACTGGCCGAGGAGGCGGGCTTGCCCCAGTCCCTCATCACTCGGCACACCGACCACACAGCAAAACGTCGTGGATAACATCAAAGACTACCTATCCTATGACCCGAAGACCGGGCTATTTATTTGGATTAAAAAACCGAGTAACGTTATTAAGATGGGTAGTATGGCAGGGAATATAAATTCTCACGGGTATGTCATAATAAAATATAAGGGGAAGCTACTTAATGCACAGCGATTAGCGTGGTTTTTTACGTATGGAGAATATCCAAAATTAGGCTTGGACCACATAAATCAAATAAAAGATGACAATAGAATATGCAATTTACGAGAAGCGTCAAAGTCAGAGAATCAACAAAACGTAACTCGTAGGCATATAAACAATACCTCAAAGTACAGAGGAGTAACTGTGTACATCCATGACAAATCTAAATGGAAGGCGCAAATAAAAGTTAACGGTAAGGGGTATAACCTAGGAATTTTCCCTACGCCTGAAGAAGCACATGCGGCTTACTTAGCCGCAAAAGCAATCCATCACCCCTATTGGGCAGGAGCAAAAGATATGCAAATTTCAGTAAAATCGATAGTTGATTTGGCTAATGAAGCGGGGCTTCCACAATCATTAATTGACCGACATATGGATGCCTTAACGCATTTTGCTTTACGTCTGCGTATGGCAGAGAGAAGAAGATGCCGGAATCAACTGCGCAACTGGACCATCGACAAGAGTTTAAACAAGCCACCGCTGCTTGAAGCGCTGGCGGAGCATGATTGAAATCATCCATGACAAAATACTGGCCGTTACTACGGAGGCTCCTGATGATATCCTGACCATTATCCCGCAGTCCAAGTTAGTGGGGGATAAAGTCCTGGTCAAATTCGACTTGGGTAATGCGCTGATATTGAAGAACTTGGGGTTCGAGGTGCCGTCGCCGATTGAGCGGCAGTATGGGTGGCCGGGTATGTACAGACCCTTTAAGCATCAAAAAACAACGGCTGCCTTCTTCACTCTGAATCGTAAGTGTTACTGCCTGTCTCAAATGGGTACGGGGAAGTCTGCCGCTGCTATATGGGCTGCGGATTACCTACTGTCCATCAAGGCCATACATCGGGTGCTGGTCATCGCGCCGCTATCTATCCTGGATGCGGCGTGGCGACGGGAGATATTCCGCATAGCCATGCATCGGTCTGTTGATGTAGCGCACGGTACACGGGAAAAGCGGGCGGCGGTTATCGCTAGTAAAGCGGAGTTTGTCATCATCAACTATGAGGGCATCGAGATTATGTCAGAGGAGATTAGTGCAGGGGGTTTCGACTTGATGATAGTCGACGAACTCAACGCCTACCAAGCCACAAATTCAAATAGATTCAAAGCACTTTATAATTTGATTACCCCCGATATGTGGGTATGGGGAATGACCGGAAGCCCTGCATCGCAGTCCCCTTGTGGCGCATATGGGTTAGGCAAGCTTTTGTTCCCTAATAAAGTGCCACGGTCGTTCGGTGCGTTTAGAGACCGAGTTCAAATTCGCCTTAATATGTTTCAATATATCAACCGGCCCGATGCGGAACAGGTCGTACATGCTTTGCTGCAACCGGCCATTCGGTTTACTGCAGACGAATGCCTTGATTTACCCGAGCTCACTTACCAAACCAGAGATGTGCCACTCACACCCTCACAGAACAAATACTATGCACTCTTAAAACGTGAACAATTGATAGCCACTGCTGGTACGACGGTGACAGCAGTAAACGCAGCTGTACTATTAGGTAAATTGTTGCAACTCAGCTCCGGGTCGGTCTATGATGAGCGCGGCGACATCGTCGAGTTTGATATTAAATCACGATTCAAGGAATTACTGTCCATTATAAAAGAAACCGACCAGAAAATAGTGCTGTTTGTTATGTTTCGCCATACCATTGAGCGCCTGGTCTCCATGCTCGAAAACGAAGGGATACCCGTTGCCCTCATACACGGCGGGGTCTCCGTAGGTAAACGAAATCAAATCATTGCCGACTTTCAAGAGAAAGACACCCCGCGCATTATTGTTGCCCAGCCTAAAACTATCAGCCATGGCGTGACCTTGACAGCGGCAGCTACGGTAATCTGGTGGGGCCCAACCCTATCATTTGAATCGTATTTGCAGGGGAACGCAAGAATCCATAGACAAGGGCAGCGGTTTCATTGTAATATAATCCACCTTATCGGAAGTCCGGTAGAGAGAAAGATGCTCGACGCTTTAGAAAAGCGCGGGTTATCACAAGAAACTTTAATGGGCCTTTACAACGCGGAGATGAAATGACTGCAAATGAAATAGACGGGTTTAGTGACCTATTATCCAACGCCGAAGACGGCGCCAGCTCTGATTGGGAGCACGATTTCATTGCCAGTATGCAGGCCCGCTATGAGCGCTGGGGCGATTCGATGTTCATTTCCCCTAAACAACTCGCTACCCTGGAGAAATTAGCCCATGTGTAACGCCCTGACAATCTTGGCTATTGCTTTACTCGCCGGCGCCATTGGTTTGTTGTGGATTTTACATAACACCGGCGGTGTTTTGAAGCAGCAGGATGAACGTGAACGAGATTAAAGATTATCTATCCTATGACCCTATAACGGGGGAATTTACCTGGATTAAATCAAGAGGCGGACGCTTTGCTAGGGCAGGGACTACTGCAGGGAGTCAAACTAATTTAGGGTATATAGTGCTATGTTTCAAGCAGCAACGCTGGTTAGCACACAGGCTTGCGTGGTGGTGGGTATACGGAGTGCAGCCTCCAAGTGAATTAGATCATATTAATGGCAATGGCTTAGATAATAGGATAGCCAACTTACGCGAAGTAAACCGTTCTGAGAATATGCAAAATGTACGTGGGGCACATAAAGATAATGTTTCCGGATATATGGGTGTTTCTCGAAGCGCCTCTGCCAGTGGCTATAGGGCCCACATACAAATAAACAAGAAAGGTATACACTTAGGTTCCTTTGCCACTGCCGAAGAAGCACACCAAGCCTATTTGGCAGCGAAACGCGAACTTCACCCCTTTCGGAGAGAGCAATCAAGTGACTTGACAAACGGTGTAAAACAAAGTATACTAAGTACACAATCAACAAAACAGGACATTACCGTGTTAGATACAGAGAAAGTTGTCTCGGTCTTTATTAAGATTCGGGATCGTAAAGCAGAGATTACAAAGCGCTATGAGGCTGAAATAGCAGAACTCGATGCCAAACAAACCGTTTTACAAAACGCGCTCCTTGATTTCTGTAAAGAAAATAAGATAGAATCAATCAAGACCAGCTTCGGGACGGCGTTCCGTACCATCAAAACGCGGCTATTTGTTAGCGATTGGCATGCAGTTGAGAAGTTTATTTACGATAATGATGCATTTGATTTACTTGAAAAACGACTGGCCCAGAATGCGGCCAAAACTTGGACTGAGGAAAACCCGGATAAGCCTATCCCAAGTTTGGTTGCGGATAGTAAATATTGCGTTACAATCAGACGAGGAAAGTAAGCCATGAACGACGAACCCATCACCCACCCTGATTCACCCGCACCGGATACCTTTTTAACCGAGATGGAAGTCCGGGAAATTTTAGGTTTATCCCGGCAGTCTTGTTATAATATGCGTAAGGCCGGCATCTTCACCAGTCACTATGTGAGCGGCAGATTGATGTATTCCGCCGCCGAAGTTGAGGCCTTTATCCGCCGCAAAGCCCTGCCCGAGATTCGCGTGACGCCGACGATTCGTACCCGCGCCAAACCGGGCGAGCCTAAAAAAGAACGGGTCTATCCTTCCCGAGTTGGGCATCGCAAGCCACTTGTGCTGAGCGAAGCCGAAGCACCGCCTCCCCAGATGCCACCCGCATCCTACGAGGACTTTGACAATTACTTTATCTAAGAGAGCACCATGAGCAACTTAAGCATATTCAAAAACGGCGGCGGCGTCCCGGCCCACCTGCAAAAACGGGAGCTGTCTGCGACCACCAAAGCCCTGATGGGGGGCTTTGAGAGCCGCCGTATCTCCATCCGCGGCGGCGTCTTCCGCAAGGTCATCAACGGTCAGGAGGTTGGCGCTATCCCCGAGCGGGCGCTGAACGTGGTCATTGTCGGCGTTGCCGAGCACACCAGCCGCCAGTTTTACCAGGCCGCCTATCAAGAGGACGCGGTGCCCACCGCACCCGATTGCTACAGCGGCGACGGTATCACCCCCGCAGCCACCGCGTTGCATATCCAGGCCGCGACCTGTGCCGCCTGCCCGCAGAATATTGCAGGCTCCGGCCAAGGGGATTCTAAAGCCTGCCGCTTCCAACGCCGCATTGCTGTGGTGCTGGAGAAAAATCTCGAAGATGGCGAGGTGTACGAAATGACGCTGGCGGCAACTTCGTTGTTTGGCGGCAAGGGCAAGCCCGACCCGGATAAGATGGGCATGCGCCAGTACGCCAATTTCTTGGGGGGCTATGGGGTTAATATCGAATCCGTAGTTACGGAACTGCGCTTTGATTTGGATGCCGCGACGCCTAAATTGGTGTTCGCCGCCGTCAGGCCGTTAGAGACCGATGAGTTGATATTGGTCGAAGAATACAGTAAGTTGCCGGAAACTTTGCAGGCCATTACCTACAGTTTTGGTGGGGTTATAGTTAGGCCGCCGGCTACCGAGTTGCCGTTTCTGCAGCCCCCGGCTGCCAGACCGGCGGCTGCTCCCGCTCCCGCACCTACAGCCGCACCGGAGCCAGTACCCGCCCTTGGAGCTACAGAACCCGCACCAGCGGCACGGACTCGGGTCACCCGCAATCGACCTGCGGCAGCCGCTGCGCCGGTTCAAGAAGAAATTCCCGAGCCGGTAAAGCGTGAAGCCCACGCCGCTCCGCAACCGGTATCGACCGACATCAATCAATTATTGGATGAATGGGGCGACGAGTAATATAATATAGCCCGTTCCCCACACTCGTGGGGTTGCAATACCCAAACCGGGGGCAGTCCAAACCTGCCCCTTTTTTCCATCTTAGGACGCATCAAACATGCAATTTCTACACCACGTCCTACCCCCTATCGGCCCGTATTGTTTCACCTTAATTAAAAACGGCGTCGTCAACCAACAGTTTATTGATAGCATCCCCACTGACGACGAACTCGCCGAATTTATCACCGACCATGCCAACTGCGATAGTTACTTCGCCCTCGCCAGTTTCCAAACCCCAACCAAGCGCACCCAAGCCAACGTCGCCAAACTTAAAGCCTTGTGGCTTGATTTGGATATCGGCGGTAAATCAACTTACAGCAACAAGGATGCCGCCAGACAGGCCCTCGTCGCCTTCTATAAAGCCGCAGGGCTGCCCAAGCCTACGGTCGTTGATTCCGGTGGCGGTTATCATGTCTACTGGACGCTGACCCGCGCTATTGATGTCGCTGAGTGGAAAGCATTAGTTCTGGCATTGCTAAACAAAGCGACGGAACATAATTTTAGCATTAAAGATGTCGGTGTTTCTAAAGACTGTGCCCGTATCCTGCGGCTTCCAAATAGCTACAACCATAAGTTTGAAGAGCCCCGACAAGTTGAAATCAAAACAGTGGGCGTACCGACAGACCCCGACACCCTGCGTGAGTTATTAAACGCCGGTCCGGCTGTACCGCTGCTCCCCAAGGTTATAACGAATCTAACTTCAGCTGCGGCAAGCCAGCTCTCCCCGCTCACCCGCTCGCTGATGGCCCACACTGGCCAGCAGTACGGCCCGGTCATCAATCGTTCGCTGGCCGGAACAGGTTGCGTGCAGCTGGCCAATGGCTACCTCAACCAAGAAGATATTTCGGGCCTGCATTGGTGGGCGTTGCTGTCCATCCCGCAGTTCACCGAACAGCGCCAGGATGCGGTGCATAATTTATCCTATCAGCACAGCAACTACTCGGTAGCGGCGACACTGTTTAAAGTCGAGCGCACTGACGGGCCTTATGCCTGCGCCAAAATCAGCGAACATCGCCCGGAACTCTGCACCGCTTGCAGTCATTACGGGTCCATCACATACCCTTTTTTGCTCCATCGCCCCAACCCCGACGGGCGGGGGGATGGGCAGCCGCGCCCTGAGGAGGACATCGCCCGCACCGGCCTGCCGCCGATTGTCTATCCGTATTTGCCGGGGGCACGGGCCGGTATCTACGTCAAAAGCTTTATCCCCAACAAGGACGGTGGCGGCTCCATGGCCATCAAACATGTCTATAATCATACATTTTTCGTGTCAGGGCGCTGCCTTGACCCCAATGAAGGCGAGGTAGTGCACATGAAATTAATCAGGCCGCACGACGGCCCTAAAGACTTCTCGGTGCCGTTGGCCGAGATTACCGCCAAAGAAAAGTGCCGTGAGCATTTCTCCAAACAAGGCATGGCCGCCGATGCTTTTAAGATGAAGATGCTGATGGACTACACCACCGAGTTTTGCAGTTACCTGCAAGAGGTCGACAAGGCCGACAATGTCCGCGCCCAATTTG